AACTCAATATACCTCCCTGAAGCCGCATAAGGTAGCGAATCTGTCTGCGCCTATAATTTAAACCCGATCAGTGCAAAAGCCGCACCAACGATTGATAATTTAGGAGGTAATTTTACCTCTATCTCTCTGCCTGCACATTCGCGCGATGTTTCTTTAATCTTATTCCAAATGATTTGAGCCAGTTGGACGTATTCACGCCATGTAAATTTTATTTTGTTGCTTTCAAGATGAACATTGATTTCACTTGCAAGCTCCGCAAAGTTCATAGAATAACAAGCCACGTCACCTAATGGACTTTTAATTGTGTCCGCACTTTTTAAAGCCTCTTTTAAATTTGTTTGTATCATTTTATTTTGTTTTAACGTCTGAAAAATCTAAGGATTGTTGTTGCTAAATTAACGCCCGTAATTGATTTAATGTTTTCGGAGATACTATATAGCTCCGTAAATGCTATCAAAAAGCTAACTGAATAAACTATCTGAGAAGGTAGCGCAAAAGTTATTGTTGCACCGTGAAATATCATGATACCACAAAAATATACAACTACCTTTTGCGATGTGCGATAAAGCCCTTTACTTGTTATAGCTTCGTGTTTTTTCTTTGCTGCGATGATACCCGTAACTGTATCTGCAAAAACTACGAATATTGTAAAAATCAAGAAATGTTTGATGGGCAGAAAAAACGAGAATACAACTCCGCAACAAATCGAATATGCGATGCCGTCGTAGCCGAGTTTTAAAAGGTTGTAGATTATTGATTTCATGTTACAAGTTTAAAACAAAAATTGTAAATTGATTAGATGAAGGATTTAAGGCGAATCCGCTATAATTATTAAATCTTACCCTAACATTACCTGCCGATTGTACCCATGCAGAAAAACTACTATTTGAAAGAGCAGAACCATCTGGAATGCCTAACATAACCGGTTGACCAACCTGCGCCCCTGTGTAAGTTACTGTTATATCACTTGATGATTGTGCGCTTGTATTTGGAAAATCAAGAGTAGCTAAAACAAATCCACCTAAATTTAAAGTACCTCCAGATAAATTTAAACCACTACCTAAAGTTATTTCGCCAACAGTATTACTTGAATTTACACCAATTAGATGAGTTAATGATGAAGTTGTAGCCATTGTTCCCACACTTACTCCCCCTGTCAAGGTGCTAAATCCAGTTGCGCTAAAAGCTCCACTTGTTGCCAAATCTCCAGTAAATGTTTTATTTCCGGCCATGCTTTGAGTTGATGTAGTAACTACACCAGATGCAGTAGTTGAAGCATTGGCGATGGTTATATTTGGTGTAGTACCTCCACTTGATGAAATAGGTAAAGTTCCTGTAACACCTGTAACCGTTCCATTACCATTACCAGTTCCTGCACCAATAGCCGTTCTAAAATCTGCGGCATTTAACGCAGTCACAGTATTATCAGCGTTAAATCTTGGAAATGTAATTGCTGAAGGATTGGTTAATGTAAACATTGATTGCCCTATTGTTGTACCTCCTAAATCAGAACGCATTCCATCGGCTGCCCTTTGGCTTACTGTATTATCTGCGTTGTATCGTAAAAAAGATATAGCGCCTAAATCAGGTAATAAAAATGTATTAGCACCTCGCACCGTTGCGCCTAAATTAGTTCTTGCAGCAGATGCAGATGTTGCACCCGTACCACCATTTAATATAGGTAAAGTGCCTGTAACTTGCGAAGTTAATGAAACATTCGAAAGTGTGCCTCCTAAGGTTAAATTACCACTACTTGTTACAGTGCCTGTTAAGGTTATACCGTTTACTGTACCTGTGCCTCCCACACTTGTAACAGTGCCTGTAGGAATAGTTTGAGTAGAAAGTAAGCCTGTAGAACTTGCCGTAATCATTCGAGTACCGGAGCCTGCAAGGTTGGATAATGTGGTTGCACCTGTTACGCCAAGTGTACCGTTTACATCAAGTTTATAAGCTGGATTTAATTTACTTATACCAACACGCCCTCCATCTTGATTTGCAACAACTGATAAAGTAGTGTCAAGGTATTGACCTAATTGTCCACCGCTTAAATTTCTTGCAGTCATTAAATATATATCAGATGTTCTTACATTATTTTCAAATGTTGAAGTACCTGGTCTATCGGTAAATGTAATTTGCGCCGTTTGATTTGCTTTATTATTATCTCTTTTTGCAAAGTAGTTTAAAATATTGTAATAAAAGGTTGATGATGAACCATCATGACTGCCTTCCTGCCTGTTTATAGTTCCACTTACAGTTCCACCTGATAAAGGCAAATAAGTTGAAGCCGCAACGCCTGTTCTTAAATAATTTGTAAGCATCGAAGCCGTATCGCTTACTAAAAGCGCGGCGGTTGTATCGCGCCATAATTTTTCATTAAGTTTATAATAAAGTGAGGCATTATTTGTAGGCGATATTATACGAGTGTCGTGAAGCTCGTCAAGCTCCTGACCGTTACGAATTTTTACGAACAATTCCCCAGAACCAGCATTACTCTTAACACAAACACCAATATATACCGTGTGTTGTGGTGCTTGTGGCTTTGTTGATGTTAATCCACCAGCCACCGTTGGCGATAAATAAACGGCAGAATCCTCTACTAATGCACTTGTATTTATATTCGTAATTAATCCTTCTGTTATTACGTAACCGCTTTGATTATTCGCTATGCTTTCAGCTACTATTCCAAAAGTATTAGCCGAAAAAGCATCGGTAACACCTAAGGCTTTTGCAACGGTTATCCTGTTACCCTGACTTCCTGATAAATATACCGCCGTGCCTTTTGTCAATGGTGAACCTGTACGATTGTTAACTCTTTGATGTAGTTGCTGACCTATGACATTGGTCACATTGCCACCTTTTAAGCCTTGAATCAAAGAGCCTTGCGTGTCATTATATTCAACTTCACCAACTCCAACCGTGCCATCCTTTGTCGTATTAAAAGTTATAGAATCAAATGGCATAGTAACACCTTGAATTATAACAGTATCGCTATTATTAAATTTCCAGCCTCCTTTAGTCTTTATATAACTAAATAAGACATTGTTAACTGTATCAAATAAATGATAAGCATTATTTATTGTGGAAGGCTTGATGCTTACTGTATCGGTTGCTCTTCCTCTAAAAACCAGCCCATCGCCGGTAGTCTGGTAACCAAGTCGCTGTTTGTTTCCTGTTGATGGGTACTGGGCAAAGGCAAAGGATGAAGCCAAAACAATAATAGCAATAACAAGCCTTTCTCGTTTATTACCTACTTTGTTAATGACCTTTTTCCCGACGTTAAGAAGAAGCTCGCGAAATAATGTTAGGGCTACTTCGCCTACGGCTTTTAAAAACCTTCTCTCTCTTTTTGGTGCTTTGATTTCTTCCATTAGTTTATGTTTATTGCAAATACAATGTAATTACTTCCATCGTAATGACTATTTGAATCAATAGTAATTGTGGATGGTGCAATAATTACATATTGCGATTCTATTAATTTTTGCCCATTTTGGTACACATGAATTGAGGCTGCCAAATTGGTTTTAGGTAAAATGCCTCCGTTTTGTGTCCATGTTAAAATATTGGATGTGGTATTCAAAAATTCTTGATTAAATATTGAAACGGCTGAACCAGTAACTGTAACGTTATTTATAGTTTCGGTCACATTATTATTTACCACGCCACCACTACCTGCATTATTAGCAACTTCTGCAAAATCTCTAGGTTTCGATAAAACGGTTCTTTCTGTATAGTTAGGCATCCAATTCAATTTTAAAATAATCACCCTGCCAAATCTCTGTTTTTAAATCAAATGAACCTCGTTCAAAAACATAGTACCCGGAAGAATATTCAATTACTTTGTGAGGTAAATATGGCTTATCGACTATTAAATTTTGAAATGGCATATCTACCATGCGCAACTTTGGCGTAAGTTGTCCGCGTATAACTTCGTTTACTAATAATTGAGTAACATTATTAAAGCCCGATCCGTTTCCAACATCCCAACTACTACTATTTTGATATGTGCCAGATTCAAGTACTTTTAAGCCTCCGTCGGTTGTTTTACTTGGGCCGTCACCAATGTATGTATCAAGGCTAAAAATTGTAGAAGATTTATCGTCGTTATCCGAGCCATATTCCAAAATATCACTTTGTCCTGTAGTTGCTCCTGAAGGTAAAAATTCAAGATAATTATTGCTTAGTAAATAAGACACTGTAAAGTTTGAAATAATATTTGTACCTGCCTCATTTCTCATTTCTTTTAATCTCATTTCCCAAATGTACTCAGCGGTATCAGGAATATTTAAAGTGTCAAAAGTTATGGTTTTATAAGCAACAAAAGCAGCGTCATTGTTTATCGTTTCTGTATTAAATTCAAATTCAGAAAAGGTACTTTCCCAACTGGCAGGCTCTAATTGGAAATTAAATCCGCTTGTATAATTTACATTTCTTTTTAGATACTTGTTTTCTTGCTTTACCTCTAATGACTTTATTTTGCCCGTAAAACGTGGAGATGAAATACTATCGAATTTTAAAGTATCTGTATTAGTCGCTACTATAACATATTCATAATCGCCACTTTCTGTAATTGTTTTTGTAACTCCTCCTAATCTTAATCTTAACGCTCCAGCATTATCTATATCAACTTTAATTTTAACGTAATACTTTCTACCACTCACTACACTAAATGTAGTGTAAAACGCCTCCGTAGTCACTAAAACACCACTAAGTATTTTATTATCAATTAGCCATCCACTGCCTATTGTCCAGTTAGCACTTTCAAAGCCTTGTAATGGAAAGCTATTGATAATAGATGCAACCTTTACGGCAAATACAAATTGATAAGGCTGAAAATTAACAGGGTTTAAAGCCTGTGCATAAAAGCCTAAAATACCTGTGTAAGACAATCGAGCATCCGCATTAGTTGAATCTAAAGTTGGTGTAATGGTTGTTATTGGTGTGGCGTTGGTTGCATAGTTATATTCTACTCCAGCCAACAAGTTTTGTTTAGCAAAATGATTATATCTTATTACTACGTTTTTTAAAGCAGGATAATATGTCCATTTACCACCGGATAAACGTAATAAATCGCTTGTAGGTAAATTATTTTGAATATTGGATATGGTAAAATCCTCTGTAAATGTACCTACACTTTGCACACCAAAACCACTATATTTAAAATACCTGTGAGCGTCTGGACTTCGTGAATATTCATTAACTTGAATAAACCAATATTGATTACCCGAAAAGATTAATCTTGCGCCAAACGTTTGACATATCTTTTTTAAAACATCGTAGCAACTTTGATAAATGTAGTTAGCTTTTGTGTCTTTGTGGTAAAATGCACGATGCTGAATAACTGATAATA